ACATTCTTGTACTAAAAAATAACAAAGGTACAGATGACAACAGAGTACGTAAGTTAGATTATTCTATTCAACTTAACAAATTAATGTATGAAAGGTTATTGTCCGGTGGAGACATAACTCTATTCTCGCCACACGAAGTGCCAGGATTGTATGAAGCATTTTATTCAGGTGACAATGAAAAGTTTAAAGAATTGTACGAAATGTATGAACGTAAAACATCTATTCGTAAAAAGAAAATGGATGCACATGAATTGTTTTCATCAGTGTTAAAAGAACGTGCAGAAACAGGGCGTATCTATATTATGAATGTAGATCACTGTAATACACATAGTTCATTTAAAGATCCTATTTACATGAGTAACTTATGTCAAGAGATTACATTGCCTACTAAACCTATTCAGCATATTGATGATCCTGAAGGCGAAATTGCATTATGTATTTTGAGTGCAATTAATATAGGTGCATTAACATTAAACAAAGAAAACGCAGAACTTGAAGAACTGTGTGAGTTGTCCGTTCGAGCATTAGAGGAAATTATTGAGTATCAAGGATATCCTGTAAAAGCCGCTGAGATCAGCACAAAGGCTCGACGCTCATTAGGTATTGGTTATATCGGCCTAGCACATTACCTAGCAAAGCACAAAGTCAAGTATGCCGATAAAGAAGCATGGAAACTTGTACACGACCTAACTGAAAGTTTCCAGTATTACCTATTAAAAGCAAGTAATAAATTAGCAGAAGAACGTGGTGCTTGTGAATATTTCCACCGCACTAAATACTCAGACGGCATTATGCCTATCGACACGTACAAAGAAGACGTCAATGAAATTGTCGGGAAGAAACTTAATCATGATTGGACTACTTTACGTAAGAACATCAAACAACACGGGTTACGGCACAGCACTTTGTCCGCACAGATGCCTTCGGAAAGCAGTTCCGTTGTGTCGAACGCAACAAATGGAATTGAGCCACCTAGAGGATACTTGTCCGTTAAGAAAAGCAAAAAAGGGCCTCTTAAGCAGATTGTACCACAGTATAGTCAACTAAAGAACTTTTATACCCTACTATGGGACATGAAAGGTAACGAAGGTTACATAAATATCGTCGCTGTAATGCAAAAGTTTTTCGACCAAGCCATTAGTGGTAACTGGTCATACAATCCGTTACAGTATGAGAACAACGAAGTACCTATGAGTATTATGATGAAAGACATGTTGACAACTTATAAGTTAGGTTGGAAAACAAGTTACTATCAAAACACTTATGACTTTAAAGGTGCTGATGATGATGCTGACCAATTGGAACAACAAGCGGTTGACAATAAAACAAATGGTGCTATAATTAATGGTACAAACGGTCATACAGATGGCCAGAACGGTAATACGCAGACAGTTGATCAAGATGATGAAATGTGTGATGCGTGTGCCATTTAAGGATTCACGACGATGAAAGCGAAGGGTAATACTAGGATGACAAAGACAGTTTTTAACCGAGACAAGGTTGATTTTACAAAAGAATATATGTTCTTCGGAGCAGATCAAAATGTACAAAGGTACGATATATTCAAGTATCCAGAGTATGACAAACTTAATCAAACTATGTTAGGTTATTTTTGGAGACCAGAGGAAGTTTCCTTACAGAAAGATAGAGGTGACTATCAGCAACTTCGTGATGAACAAAAGCATATCTTTACAAGTAATCTTAAATACCAAACACTACTTGATAGTGTACAAGGACGTGGACCATGTCTAAGTTTTTTACCTTACTGTTCAAATCCAGAACTAGAAGGTTGTATTATTGCTTGGGACTTTTTTGAAACACTCCACTCACGTTCATATACACATATTGTAAAAAATGTATATGCTAATCCGGGTGAAGTATTTGATACTATCCTTGATGATGAAAAGATTCTTGAACGTGCTGAAAGTGTTACAAAATACTATGACGAATTTAATGACATTGCAAACAATTACTTTAATAAAGATAAAGGTAATATCTATGATGTTAAGAAAGCATTATACAAAGCAATGATGACTGTAAACATTTTAGAAGGTTTACGTTTTTATGTTTCATTTGCATGTACGTTTGCATTTGGTGAATTAAAAATGATGGAAGGTAGTGCTAAGATTATTAGTCTTATTGCAAGAGATGAAGCAACACACCTTAACCTAAGTACACACATTCTCAAACATTGGGCCAAAGGTGACGATGATCCAGACATGGCTAAAATCGCAGAAGAACTTAAAGATGAAGTTTATGACCTATGGCGTGAATGTGTTGCAGAAGAAAAGAATTGGGCGGACTACTTATTCAAAGACGGAAGTATGATTGGACTTAATGCTAATCTTCTTCATGCTTATGTTGAGTTTATTGCTAACAAGAGATTGAAAGCACTTGGACTTGATATGTTATATGATCGTCCACTAAACACTAATCCGCTACCGTGGACACAACATTGGTTATCAAGTGCAGGACTACAAGTTGCCCCACAAGAAACAGAAGTTGAAAGTTATATTGTTGGCGGTGTTAAACAAGACATTAACAAAGAAACATTTAAGGACTTCAAACTATGATCGAAATATTCGGAAAGCCGAGTTGCCCGTATTGTGTTAAAGCAGTAAATCTGTGCAAGACAAGACAACTCGAACATACATATAAATCTTTAGGAACTGACTACACTAGAGAAGAATTAATGGAGTGGTTCCCAACTGCAAGAACTGTACCACAAATCAAAATCTATGGAAAAACTATTGGGGGTTACGATCAACTTTTAAAGTACATTGATGACACAGGGTATAACGGAACAGGACACACAATATAATGTTAATAGAAGCACCATATAGAGTTGGAGATACAGTTACTTTTAAACTTAACTCCGGCGAAGAAATTGTAGGTAAACTTACAGAAGAAAATGATCAGGGTTTTAAGATTAAAACTCCTCTTACACTTGTAATGAATGGACAAGGGTTAGGGTTACAACAGTTCTTATTTACAGGTGATCCTGACAAAGGTTATTTGTTTAAAAAAGAAAGCATAATGGTTATTACTAAAACTATTAAGCAGTTTGCAGAACTATATCAACAACAAACATCGAGCATAGTAACTGCACCACCAAATCTCAAAGTAAAATAAAATAAATACTAGCATGCCAAACGTATGCAGAAAAAATGATCCACTCACAACAGGCCATATTTGTGCCGCGACCACTATACTAGACACTCCTGCACAAGGAACAGTATATGCTAACGGTATATTAGTTGCCAGAGAAACAGATCCTACAGTGGCACACCCATTTCCACCTTCGCCACCTTGTGCACCACATGTTGCTGTAGTAAACAAAGGTTCATTAAATGTTTTTGTTGTTGGATTGCCTGTTGCTAGAGTTACAGATAGTACTGATGCCGGAGCAATGACTGCCGGCTCACCTAACGTATATGCTAACGGTGTTTAGGCTCTACCCCAAGCAATAGGAATATCTTTATCATCAACTACTAAATCTCTAGTATCTTTATACTGAGCAACCATTATACCTTTACCTTTACCTTTACCAATATATTTGCAAGGTATAATTTCTCTTTCTTTATGATATCTTTTTGAGTGGGCAGTAATAATTCCACGTGCTTTTACTCCAGCCATTATTTTCCTTGTCCTCTATAAAACTTGTGACTACGTTTTTTAGATTTATTCATTGATGAAAACTTGCAACGTGCTTTGGTACTTGCTTGACTTGTTTTTTTAGGTTGCGAAATATGTCCTTCGTGTGACTTATGTATTTTCATATTATCTTCCTGCTAGTTTTTTGGCTTTAAGAGCCTCTTTAACTTTCTGTTGAATTATTGCTTGTCTAATTTTTCTACCTAAAGGTAATGTTTGGATCTTTTCGTATGTTCCACCTTTTTTGGCTGTCCATTCTACTCTGACTGATTTGCTTTTTGTGCTACCTTGGAAAGATCGTACTGCTTTCCTGTAACTCATTTCTTCTTTAGTTTCTACGTTTTCTCCATCGTAGAAAGTATATGTTCTCATTTTGGCCATTATTCTATCTCCGTTCTTACAATATGTTTTCGTAAGGCTCTAACTAGTTCTTCAATTTTATCTACTACAGATATCATATCTTTATCTGTAATATATTTTTGTTTTTCTCTTAACTTGTCATAATCCTTAAGAGGTATAGTTACTGTACTTTGTTCATTTTCAAATGTTTTATCAACTGATCTATCATCTGTCATAACTCTCCATTGTTAATATTGAGTATTTTCTTGAGCATTAGTTATTACGTAATAGACATAATCCATTAAATTCTGATACTTCTTAGGTGTTAATAAATAACAGTATGAACGATCGTACTAAAGAAGAAATATTAGAAAATATAGGTCATGTTATTGATATATATGTACAGCCAGCGGTTGAACAACATGGTGGTTACATAAAGTTGGAAGACTTTGATATGGAGTCGGGTAGTGTGTCAGTACTACTACAAGGTAGTTGTAGCGGATGTGCTAGTAGTGCTGTTACATTAAAAATGGGTGTAGAAAATATGCTCGTACACTATGTAGACGAAGTAAATTCCGTTAACGGTATGGACGATCCTAACTTTAACAATCCTTACTATTAATCAATATCTTACAACATAGTTGACAAGTGAGAAGTTTTGTAGTATAATAGTTGCTTACTACTTAACTAAGGCACATACTATGAATATTTTACATAACTTTTTAATTCCAGAAGCCGCACACCGTGAGAAGTTTTGGGCCAATCAGCCTATAGACGATCCGAATACTATAAACGGATTTAATGGTACATTTGCATTTAGCAAACACAGTCGAATTCCACAAGGGATTGTTGAGTTCTTGTTAGAACACTTTCATAAGCAATGTTCTAGTTCTAAAACTGCAAATAGTAAGAAGAATCATATCGAAGCAATCGAACTTGATGAAATAAACGAACTGATGAACGAGATATGGGATGGTCCAGGTAGTATGAACAACCTAGCAATTCTAACAAACGAAATGCGTATTGCACGTTTAGGGCCTGAAATAGAAGAAGCAGGATAAAAGAACATTATCCATATGGATATGTAGTTTTGAAGGAAGTACCTTTAGAATTTAACAACGAAGGTAATACTTCAAAGAGAGGAAGATAAAATGGCAACAGGAAAAGTAAAATGGTTTGATTCAACCAAAGGGTTTGGATTTATAACACCAACTGACGGAACAGCAGATGTGTTTGCACATCATACAGCGATCCAAGGTGACGGCTACAAATCGTTAGATGAGAACCAAGAAGTTACATATGATGTAATTCAAGGTGACAAAGGCCTACAAGCAACTAATATTGTTTAACGAGTAGTATAAGGTTGACAATGTAGCATAAGCATGTTATATTATAGTATAACTAAGAGGAGATAATATATGACTTTATCCGAAAAGATAGAATTTGTCATTGGTTTATCGTGTTTAGGTTTTCTCCTATCATTATAAACGCATACTCATAAATGTTGTATTGCTTTTGTACTTTTGGGTCATAGATGAAGATCCGGAAATGTGCAGACTAAGAAAGAAAGGCGAACAATCCTCTATTATTGAAATAGAGGTTGACTTATAATACGAATTGTGTTATAAATAGTATGTA